CTGGAGTTTCTGGTGCCTCCTGCGCGATTCGAACGCGCGACCTGCGGTTTAGAAGTTATGTTTTCTACCGCTCATTATGTTTCGTTACGCTCGATAAATGCCGTTACGACCTGCAAAAACAAATTTTTGTCCGGTGTGTATAGTAAAACAATTCATACAGTTTGGAGGCAGTTTGGAGGCAGCGCCTTCAACTAACTTGTTGCACGTTAAGGAGAAATGGCATGAATATCTCAGTCAGATTACGTGGCAAGGTTTGGCAAGCAAGGGTGAGGTTCCGTGGAGCAGATGGACTTATTCATGAGAAGCATCATTCTTTGAGTGCTCCATCAGATAAGACTGGTCGAGGCAAAAAGACTGCCATGCTTGAGGCTGAGAAGTGGGTTAAGGATGCAGGGTTTGTTGAGATTGTTGAACAGAGTCAGGCAACAAGACTTGATTGCTCAGCGTACACATACTGTCTCAATTACTTTAAGAGCCTCGTGGCCACGCAACAAATAGAACGTCGTACTTATACGTCTTACAAGAATAGTATTCGCTATATAGATCTCTTCTTTGGTGAGAAACGATTACAGGACATTACTATTACAGACGTTGAGATGTATGTGTCCTGGCTTTACGACTCCAACTACTCAGCAAATACCATCAAGAAGGCTTTCAATGGATTACGTCAATGTACACGCCATGCTGTAGCGATTAGAGATCTGCAATATGACCCTTGCGCGTCAATCAAGGCTCCTAGGGGCCAACTTGCACCGCCAAATCCACTAGATGAGCCTTCCCGCAGAAAGCTTCAAGTTATGCTTGCCGCTCTTGAGCTGTCTCCAATGGTCATTGCAACGTATTTGGCATATTTTACTGGCATGAGGCGCGAGGAATGTTGCGGGCTTCAGTGGAAAGATGTGAAGCTCAAAGCAGAGGACGTTACAGCTCATCTATGCCGCGCAATTTCATATGATGGCGGTAAGACCTATATCAAAGGCTTAAAGAACGGCAAAACAAGAACGGTACCTGTCCCAGCACCACTCGTAGACATTCTCAAGCAATGGCGTTCTAAATACATCGAGGACTGTATGCTGATGGGAATTGCGTTTAATGAAGAAATGTATGTCCTCGGGGACTTCTCTGGTGAGTATCTTAGGCCAGAGCGAATCACGACATGGTGGAAGAGACACTCAGAAGAATGGGGACTTCTAGGTACGCAGGGGAGAAGACCAGTCTTTCACGATCTAAGACACACGTATGCCACAATTGCGGTTAGAACCATGGACATAAAGAGTGCCCAAGACATCCTGGGACACAGCGACATCAATATGACTATGCGCTACGCAGATACAGATTTGGAACAGCTTCAGAGAGCTGGCAGAGCTATCGGAGAAGCTCTCAATGACGCGCGCAAAGATGGTGCAGAAGTTTTGCAGATGCGCCGAGCGGTATAAAAAGAGGAGCTTTGCGCTCCTCTTTTTTTGTTTACTCTTCTTCAGACGCAGCTTTAGACTTTGCAACTGGCTTCTTGCGCTCATCCTTTTTCATTTTTGCAATGGCTTTGCGACTGTCATCTGTTACCTTTTCAGGTAAGAAAAGGCGTGCCACCAGTGCTTCTGCGATTTCTGAATTCTTCAGATTCTGACCGGTGGTGTTCTTGATAGCAACTCGCAGCTTATTAATGACCTCAGTTGAGATGATGTGGTCTGCAAGGTTCTCTCCAGAGAGGGCAATACGTCTCTGGTAATAGTCTTCAATTTCATTTTTGCGATGTGCTTCTTCAGATAGCAGGTAGAGCAGTTCGGTTTTCTGCGCTGGAGCTGTTTCCTTGTCAGAGATGGTGACTCTGAATACTAATTTCGTGACAGGGATTTTTCCTTCGAGCTTAGTGCGATAAACCTGCCAATCATCACCATTTGTAAGAATAATCCAGTCAATACCTTCATCAACAGCATATTGGCGCGCTTGATTAAGGTGTGTTTCCTTGAGCTTAAGGCCAATCTGCTTAACCTCAACGACAAATACCTCTTCATCCGATGTGCGAACAACATAATCTGCAAAGCGAGAGCCAATCATCTGCTCTGCTGTGACATTGTCAAACCTGTCCCAGCCAAGATATTCACACAGAATGTCTGAGACAATCTTACGAGTGTCAGCTTCTTTGAAGTCTTCAGCGCGACCTTTTTCTACGATTGTTGTCATACGCCTTAGGCCTTTTTTGATGCGGTCTCTTGCCTTGTCTTGGTAAACAGCCATTTCCCAAACCCTTTCACAATTCCTTCAAACTTTTATATATCGGAAGCACTTTTTGTCTGGTGTTACCACTAGATTGGAACGTGCGTTCCTTGAGAACTAAATTATTTTGACTTCTTCAAATCCTCAATAGCTGAAGCCGTGTCTTTGAGTTGGGCAATCAGAGCATCAATTTGCTTCTCGTTCTCATGCTGCTCTTTTGTTGCTTCCCAACCAGCAAGTTCATCAAGGGTGCAATTGAGAACCTTTGCAGATTTGATTGCATATTCAAGGTTTATCGGCGTTATCTCTCTTTCCCAGTTACTCACTATTTGCTTTGTGACTCCGAGTTTTTCCGCAAGCTCATCCTGCGTCAATCCTCTTGATTTGCGTATTTCTTTAAGCATTAGCTCGTATTCGTGCATAGACACCACCTTTCAACTGCAGTGTACACATATTCTACACAAAATCACAATATTTGTGAATAACACTTTTGAAAATAGCAAATATTGTTATACTAAACACAACAAAATAACAAATTTTGTTATTTTTGAACTTTGAAAATCGCATAAACAAACGAAATCGCTCTTTAGCCATCATGTGCAACTTGTTTTATTACTGCGATTTTCGATTGGAGGAATTATGGAAATTAAAGACTCTATTGCAGTACGTCTTCGAGTAGCAATGGCGTCTAACGGCGTTTCAGCTCGTGAGCTTGCTGCAAAAACTGGCATCTCAGAAACAACTATTTACAAAGCAAGCAAAGAAGTCAATGACAAAAAGACCAGCTTGAGAACAATCAGAATCCTTGCTGATGCATTGAATGTTTCTACTCAATGGCTTGCATGTCTGGAGTAATAAATGCCAATACCTCAAAATACTGGCTCAGCGTGGTCATATCACTGGGAGCCAAAAGTCGAGCATAAGCTCGAACCAGAAAAGGCCAAGGCACCACACACCACAATATCTCACATTGGGGGAGCATCACTAATAAAGAGTTGTTTTAACGATGCTTATTACGTCAAAGAAGATGGTGGGAACCTTTGGTTTCTTGGTAGTTTTGAAACGGTTCAAGAAGCAAATGAAGCCTTTGAAACGTGGTCAAAATGCCATTAAAAAAGAAGAGCCCTCCTCACGCGGCAACGTGGGAGAGCGTGTCCAAAAACAGTAGAAAGGCTGATTAAATGGACAATACAAGTATACAGGTTTTTAGTTCTCAAGAATTTGGAGAACTCAGAGCCCTTAAAGGATCTGATGGAGAGCCTTGGTTCGTTGCTAAAGATGTGTGTGATGTTTTAGAAATTAGAACCGATACTATTCGTAGAATTTTAGACGATGATGAGGTTGATGAAACGAACCCCAATACTATTGGGGTTGCTGGTGGTCGAAACCCGCTTATAGTTTCTGAAGCTGGTCTTTATATTTTTGTTTTGCGAAGCCGTAAGCCAGAAGCTCGAGAATTCAAGCGGTGGGTTACGCATGAAGTCTTACCATCCATTAGACGTTCTGGCGGCTACATTGCCACAGATGGCTCTGAAAGCAATGAAGACCTTCTCGCTCGTGCGGTCCTAGTTGCTAATGAAGCTATTCAACGCAAAGACGCGCAGCTTAAAGAACAACAACGTCAGCTCTATGAGAAGGATACGACCATCATCGAGCAGGGTGTCAGAATTGATGAGCTCGCGCCAAAAGCTGGCGTGTATGACACGGTTATTAGTGTCAAAGGCACGATGACAATTACAGATGCCGCGCGCTATCTTGCACAGTATGACCCTCTAATGAACCGGAAACGTCTTTTTGCGCTTCTCCGAGCTGATGGAATGATTTGCCAGGGGAGTAACGCTCCTACTAAGCGAGGAATTGAGACAGGCAGATTTGTGCAGATCATGAGTACCCGTCGAGACGGTAAGTCTAATGAGCCTTATGCCAGGATGACGCAGAAAGGCTTTGACTGGTGCGTTACCGCTTACTGTACAGCTCCACTTATTGATTAGTTCTTATGGAGAGCTTGCGAAACACTGAGCTTATAACCGTTGAACAGGCTTCGCAACTTCTCGGCATCCCGGTCTCCACGATGCGCAAGATGTGCGCTCGAGGGGAGGTGTATGCGAAGAAAGCCGGTAAACGATGGCTCATTAACAAACGGATTCTTCTGAGTCTTTATGGCTTACATTCTAAGGAATAACAAATGAACAAAAGAATAATTCTTGTGGCTCTTCTGCCCTTGCTTGTCTACTTCACAGCTGACTGCTTGGGCATTTTTGAGCCGCACAATGTGGCATATCTGATGGCTTTCAGGTATGCCCTAATCGCATATGGCCTTGTTGGAGCCTTTGCATTATGGCTCAAAGACAAAGAGAAAGAGGTTTGCAATGCTGACTAGACAGGAGCGTCAAGAGATTGCAGAAAGAGCCAAAGCATGTAAGAAAGAAGAAGAGCTTAACTGGGATCAATATTCATACGTTCTTTTGGGTGTTTCTCGTTGGAGGAATGATGAAGAGCTCTTAGACCGCATTGTCGACCTATGCGACACATCAAACATGATTGAGCTGCCACGTGATAAAGACGGTGAGATTATCCGTATTCACGATGTTGTGTATGACAATACTGGAATGGAATGGGAAGTTAGAGAATTTAGATTCCCGTTCGATGGTGCTTGTATTTATGCTCGTACCGACAATGACTATTCCACGTTTCGCCCAGACGAACTCACTCACAAAACTACAACTATTGAAGAAAATATTGAAGAGTTCAATAAAGCCGTCAAAGCAACCGCTCAATATGTCGAAGCGTCAATGAATAAATGCGTTGAGGCAATGAAAAAGCTAGCCGAAGTGTTTAATAGCCTAGGTGATAGCGATGACTAATCGTCAAGAAGTAGCAGAGAAGTGGCGAAAAGTCGGCGAGAGGTTAGACAAAGAACCTCCGATAAGTCTTACGGGTACAGCATGTATAGCACTTTGGGAGATTTTGGAATCTGCTGGCATACGTGATAACAATTCTTACAGTGATATGTTTAACCGATTAGCCGACCTTATCGACCATACATGCAAGCCGGTTGAAGCTGGCAACAACATCGTCTGTTCCGAGTGCAGAGCCGACCTGTATGACGATGACTTGTATTGTCCTCATTGCGGCGCAAGGGTGGTGCGAGATGACAGAGGGTGAATACATCGCGCTTGCAAACAGCAACGGCGGGTGTTGGCTCACAGGCCAACAAATCGTGAGATGTATGAATTGTAAGTACCTGGAGATAGTTGATTTAAGTTCTCATTTTGATGGAGACCATAAGCACGATCAACAGCAATGTAACCGGCTTCATAGTCTTGACTGTTTTACCATGCCGGTCGAATTAGATGGTTTTTGTTCATGGGGAGAAATGAGAGATGACCATGATTGAGATTAATCCACAACATGAGGTGAAAGCACGCAAGTCACATCATTGCTCGTGGTGCGACAAGGAGATACATATAGGAGAGAAATATACGGCCTCCACGCTCAAAGTTGATTATATCTACGAATGGCGCGAGTGCAGCAGGTGCAAGCCTTACGTAGACGAAATGTTTAATGACGAGGTGTGGGGCGATTATGACCCCGACTACGGCATAGATCAGCAGACATTTTGGGATTTTATGGCTGAAAAGCACTATGACGTATGGTGTGAGTGGCAGCATGCGGACGAGAAAGAACGGCAACGAAAGCGGCGAAATGCAGCGATGAATAACCAAGAAAAGGAGACAAAATATGATTCCGTATTTAACCATACCTCAAAGAATTCTTGCGTGGTTTCTCTGGCACATCGAGGCTAAACATGGCTGGGGAGCTGGTTTTGATGCTGATGACCCAGAAGGTCCTGAGTGGCTCCTTGGAACCCATTTTGCCTATGGAGGACCGATGTATACCTACTCACTTTTGCGTGACTACTGGTATATAAAACGCGCAAGAGCTGCAAAGAGAGGGGAGCGAGAGTGAGCAAACAGAAATAGATACAAGCTAAGAATTAAGGAGTAGTAATGGATTCTGTTGAGAAAGCTGTGGACCTCATCAAGCGTTATGCCTTACTGGCATATTTGAGCAATAGTGAATGTCTCGGCTCTGCTATTAAGGGCAAACGAGTGTACCTTTCTGGACCAATTACTAACGTGAAGAATTACAAAGGCTTGTTTATGTTTGTTGAAGAGCTTGCCGCGCTTGACGATGCTGAGCAGATCTATAACCCCGCTGCGCAGATTCCTGCAAGTTCTAGCTGGGAACAGGCAATGCATCGATGCCTTTCAGAAATTACTAATTACGACACAGTAGTACTGCTGCCTGGTTGGAATGCCTCTCGTGGAGCAAGACTTGAGAGTGATGTTGCACTTGCCTGTGGAATACATGTGGTTAATCTCAGTGAAAACAAGATTACTTATAGCCTTTATAACTCGCTTAAAGAGACCCTTGAAAAACTCTTATAAGCAACCTTATAAACAGAAAGGAGGCTCATATGGGTGCTGCAGATATTATTGTTCTAGTTTTTTGTATTCTCGCTGGTGTTGCTTTTGCTTTTAGCGATTAAATACCTTATTTATTAGAGGGGAGGTTTAGTGCTTAAAAAATTCATTGAATCGATGACGATGTTTATAGCTTCCTTTTGTGTCGTTATCTTTATTTCTTCTTCCGTTCTTCTTGCTTCTTCCTTTATTTTTGAGCAGCTCAAAAATAACCCTTCATTTCCAGGACTGATATTGGCATCAGTAATCGTTGCTGCGTGGTGTACGCACGATTGTGTACTAGCTTCAAATAAATAATTCCCCATTTATCACAACCTAATAGAAAGGCTTCAACCATGAAGAGACTTCTTCAATGGCTGGCTGTTGCTGTGTTTGCGGTGCTGGTATGCGTGCCAGTTCTCGCGCAAGCTCAGACGGTACCAACCACAATCACCAGCTTTAAAGTTACCGATAAGAACAAGCAGGACTTAACCTCCGCATACACCAACCAAGACATCTACTTGACGGCTTCTTGGAGTGCACAAGGCGAAGTCCACGAGGGCGATACATTCTCGCTGAGTATTCCCGATATTCTCGACTTCCCCGCAACGAACGCAGCGAGTTTTAACATTTACGCGCCAGACGGTGCTGTTATGGCAACCGCGCAAGTTACGCCGGGGCGCGTCACGATTACTTACACGTCATGGGTCGAAGGCAAAGAGCACGTGCAAGGTACATTGTGGCTGGCAGCCCATGTCAAGGCTGACGCAGCGGCAGGAACAACCACGCTAAGGCTCATTGATGAAGTCACGGGGCAGGTTGTCGAGACTAGCTTTGAAACACGCCACTACGGAGCTATCCAGCACGAAGTCATTGCAAAGTGGGGTGTCAAGACAGACCACGGCACGGTCGAGTGGTCGGTACGTCTAAACCACGCAGCGGATAACCTCACTAACGTTGTACTAGAGGACACCGCGCAGCCTGGCACACGCATTATTCCTGGCTCATTTAGACTCTACCGCGTTAACATGGACGCATACAGCAACATTGACCCCGCAAGTTGGGTTCGTCTGAGCGTTCCCGAGCCAGTAATTAACGGCAGCAGGTTCACGTGGGACTTGAGCGGCGTTGACTTCCAAGGCAACCAGTACTTCATGTATTACGAAACCGAGGGAACAGAGACGACCTCGAACTCTATTCAACTAAAGAGCCGCGAGACCACGCAAGGCTCACGTTATCAGTTTGTTAGCCAGGACAGTGGCGGTAATGGCAACGGTGACAATCGCCCACAGCCAACCGAGCCGGAGACTCCACCCACTCCAGAGCCAGCACCAACGCCAGAGCCAACGCCTGGACCACAGCCACAGCCTACTCCAGAAGACAGTGAGCCAGAGCCTAAGCCTGAGCCAGCTAAACCTGCCAAGAAGGTAAAGAAGGCTAAGAAAGCAGCTTTACCCGCAACTGGTGACGACGCAGCCATTGCGGTTGCAGCTGGTATCGGAACTACCGCTCTTGCATTCGTCCTCACGAGCAGGTTTATAAGAAAGGAGAAGTAATGGACGCAAAGGCAAAAGAGCAAGCCGACAGAGAGCGTCTCGAAAAGATGACGATGAAGGAAATTAAGGCAGTCGCAAAGGACGAGGGCATCACTCTTGGATATGACGGCTCAAGAAAAGCGAATGCGATTGGCTTAATCCTTGAGTGGAGACGCTTTAAAGGCGTGTATATGAAGAGGTACTAATGAAAAAACAACAACGTATTACTGACGTGGTTTTTATTCGTGACATGGTTAATGAAGTACGTAACCATCAGAACTTCATGAGCCGCGCTCTCATATGCAATGATTTAGCTGCCTTTCTTTACAGACTTAGTTTGTCAGAGAAGTGCTTAACAACATTGCTAGACTTGCTTGACAAAGACATCGAACGTCTCAAAAAAGACGAAAAATCACAAGGCGGCAAATAATGAATCGCTCGATAAAAGTTCGACTTAATTCGAACGGTATTTGGTGCTGTCGACTTTACTTGGGAAGAAACCTTAACGGCAAAATCATTCAGCCTTATGCAAGCTTCCCTGCAGCAAGAACGCAGAAAGAAGCTGAAGAATTAGCCAATATGTGGGCTTCACATATTACGTCTGACGGCAAAGTTAAAAGTACTCAGCTTACTGACTTGCTTCTTGAATATGTGTCGATTAAGCAAAGGAATGGTGCGAGCCCTAACACTACAAGGCAGCATGAAGGCTTTATTAGAAACCATATCAATGGAAGGCTTGGCAAAGAGGATGTAAGAAGTATTACATCCTCTTTATTTACCTCATTTGAGCAGGATCTATTGAAGAAGGGTCTGTCTCGAAACAGTGTAATTAACCTGCATCAGTTCTTGAGAGGTGCATACAATTACTTTGTTTCTGCTGGTATATGCGACTATAACCCTCTTATTAACGTGGCCAAGCCATCCAGGGAAGTTCATGAAGCTGTCTCTATTGAAGAATGGGGATTTGCTGGGATTAGTACTCTTATTAATTCCAGGATTACTACTGCTGTTCAAGAGAATGAATTTAATTCCCGTGTTGCTTGCGCATTTGCAGCCTGGCTTTCGTTAGTCACGGGAATGCGCTGTGGTGAGGTCTGCGCTATTAGATACAGCGATGTAAATATGCTTTATAAGCATATTCATGTATCCGGAACTGTTATTGAAGAGTCTTACAGAAAGCCATACCGTCGAGAGTCTACTAAGGGCAAGAGATCAAGAAATATAGCCATTACTGACTCGGACATTAGTTTCATTAGTGACTATATGAAGCTTCAGAAAGCTCATATTGGCTTTGTAGAGTCTTCTACGCCGTTAATTAGTCTTGATGGCTCTTACATGCGACCTACGAGCGTCTCGAGGTCATTTACACGGATGAGACGCACTCTTCAGCTACCTCAAGGCATTACCTTCCACTCACTCAGACATACTCATGCGTCTTGGTGCTTGGCAAGTGGCGTTGACCTAAAGACTCTTTCAGAGCGTCTTGGCCATGCTGACCCAGCAACGACATTGAGAATCTATTCTCATTTGCTTCCTGGACGTGATAGGGGAGCGGCAGAAGCGTTTGGAGACGCTCTAAGGACCCTTGAACAAAGAGAACTCTAATCGTTCCTTGCCTTAAACGCTTGTTGCAATTTGTTGCAATTAGCAATTTTCAATCATGTTGAATTCTACAAAAAACGTTCATTCAACTTTGAATTTCTTTTTATCCCTTAGTGAGTGCTAGATAAGAAGTAATTATCAGACAATTAAAGAAAGGTAGACATTAGCATGGCTATTTCTAAAGTCACAAAGGATCTACGCAGGCTTCTTGATGCTCAAAATATTCCTTGGGAAGACCACTCTGGATTTACTACTGAGCGGACTTGGATTCCATTAGATGATGGGTCAATACTTTGTTGCCTGTGCTCGTATTATATAACGCCAAGTGGCATTGAATACGGTGTCACAAGAGGATTTCCGTTAAAGCTTGAGGTTTCTATTATTCATTCGATAGATGATTATGCGTTCGGAACAGGGATGCCTAAGACGCCTGAAGAGATTCTGGAGGTGCTCGGTAAGCATGGAGAGAAGTAAGTGCGTCCAAGAACTGTGTGATGCTCTAGAGCTTTATGGTAAGACCTGGACTGACCGCAGCAACGCTTGTGTTGAGCACATTTATTTTAAGTCTCGTGGTAACTGGGTTTCAGTTCTATATGGTGATGATATTAGAGGCTTCCCGCATAAGTTTCTCGTCTGGGAAATGTCTAACTACTCTTATTCACCCCGTGTAATGGATGTCGAGAAGATAATCGATAAGTACTTTTAGGAGTTCAATATGTCAATTAACCACGTTAATATTTCCGGAAACCTAACCCGTGACCCGGAGCTCCGTTCTACAGCAGGAGGAACAAATATCCTTTCCTTTGGTGTTGCTGTTAATGACCGCCGCAAGAATCCTCAAACAGGCAAATGGGAGAATGTTCCAAACTTCATTGACTGTATTGTTTTTGGACAGCGTGCTGAAGCTCTCTCGCGCTTTATTTCCAAGGGTGCAAAGGTTTCCATTGATGGAAAGCTGCACTACAGCTCATGGGAAACAAAGGACGGCCAGCATCGCAGCAAACTAGAGGTTGTTGTAGGGGAGATTGAGTTTCTATCCAGGACTCAAACAACGACCGCTACAGATCAGAGCCAGCCTTCATTCACAGCACCACAAGCACCGGAAGAAGAGCTTTACGATTCGGACATTCCGTTCTAAAGAATAATTAAATTATTTATTAGTTGAGTAGAGCCTATGCAAAGGGGTCTTGGAGTCATCTGAGACCCCTAAATTAAGAAAACTAGGCTAAAAATTATGTAGATTTTGTTGGTAGCGCTCATTAAATTCCGTTACGCTCGATACGCTCATTATGAGATTTTCGATGTGCTATACTTGCTTCGCTTTTCTATCTAAAAGCGTAACGGTATAGCAGAAAGCAGCTTGCGAATTGCACGCAAAGCAATTTCGCAAAGCGGCGGAGAAAGGCTCGCAAGCGTACCGGTTGCGCACCATCCTATAAAAATTTAGAGATTATTCCGCTCAACAATACAATAATGTTTATAAGTTGTAGAAAACTTGTATACATAATGTTGAAAACTCTCTATCAATCCAGCTAAATCATATAATTTAAATAACTACTCTAACTAAACGTATCTACGTTTGGAGAATTATGGATTACAGTGGTTTAACTGCGTCAGAGTTCTTTCATGGTGTAGCAGAAGCGTCAAGAGAAAACACTAGAGCATTACAGCAAATTATGAGCCTTCAAGAGACTGAGGGAGCAAAAGCTCAGTCATATTCAGCTGGTGGGAGCAAGGGTTCTAATCAAGACACGATGGCAAAAGTGGATAAACGCATAGATCTAGAAGCTCTATTGTCTAAAAGAATGAATGACAATTACGACTATATCAATGATGCTTATACATTGCTGTATGGTGTGAGCCAACTCGGAGACGGTGGCATATGTCAATTAATGAGCAGCACTATTTATGCTGACTTACTTCAATGGCGCTATCTTCAATGTCTGACTTGGAGTGATGTGTCTGAAAGACTTCTTACTCCTGTAAGAACGCTTCAACAGTTAGAACGTGAAGTATTTGAAACAATTGATGAGGAGAATTACATCGAAAAATTCTTGAAAAATAAATAATCTTTTTTGCCTTTTTGCTTGTAATATATAGATAGTAGTTATATACTATATACAACAAGAAAGGAGGTGAGAGATGGAAGAAAAGATATGGCAATTATTTCTCGCAATCTTCACAGCAGTAGCTACAGTCACAGTTGAAAAGATTGCAGAGAAACTAAAAAAGTCCCACCCCGACGAAGAGTAAGGACTTAAAGCCAAAGGGGATATCAGTTGCAGCTGGTATCTCCTAGGCTCTAAGATTAGCATAAAGGAGCACAAAATGGAAAACGTATTACTCATATTAGTTACTGTTGCAGTAACGCACATTCTCTACAAGACCATTCGCAAGAAGGAAAGTCGATAATGGCTACTAGTGAAGCTCAAAAGCGGGCAAGTGCTAAGTATCGCAAAAACAACGTCAAGGCGATTATGTTCAACCTGTACCCAAGCGATAAAGACTTGTTAGAGTTTCTAGAATCAAAGAAGAACCGCTCGAGCTATATCAAAGAGTTAATTCGTAAAGATATGGAGAACTCGAGAAATTAAGTTCTGCGTACTCTTGCGCACTCTTGCGTACTGTTTTGTGATATTATGTACAGTAGCGATTTACGCAACAAAGGAACTAATAAGCGTTCTGGTTATGAGCCAGGGCGCTTTTTTGTTAGGCAGGTGAGCAAATGAGTTACAACATCAGACGCTCATATGCTAGAGATCAGTTGCGAAAGCAGATGATTGCAAGAGAAGAACCGTGTCACATTTGTGGTATGCCAATCGATTACTCGCTTCCTGCCGGTGACCCAATGAGCTTTGAGATGGATGAAGTCGTACCTGTCTCAAGGCTACCTCTTAAACAAAGACGAGCTGCCGCATGTGACCCAGAGAATGTCAAAGCGGCGCACCGCATATGCAACCAGAAGCGCGGCAACCGCATGATGGACGAGCTTAAGGGTAATGCACTACCTATTGTGAGAACGCGTCTGTGGTAGGGGGGTATACCCTCCCACAGCCCCAAAAAGACGCCCCTTGGCATAGTCAGAATATAGCGAACCCTCAAATTTTCCACAGTGAAGTGAGCCTGAAAGGAGGTCTTGATGGCCAAGAAACTAGTTACTATTTGCAGAGAGGGCGGTCGGTATGACATCTATAAAGCACTGCAGATAACTATGGCAAAGAAGCTAGATGATTGTGAATCTGGCCGCGACTTTGCAGCCATTGTAAAGACATTCGTCCAGGTAGTTGACGAAGTCGACGCAATGGAAAAAGAGAAGTTGCTTGCAGCTAAAAAACCGAGTCCTGCTAAACGAGCCAGAAAGACATATCTCAAAGAGGTCTCGTGATGCCAAGGCGTAAAAAACGTGTTGGAAATCAAAAACCGACCTTTGAACGCATTGGAAAATATCATCATTCTGATGCAAAAGCTTGCATAAATATGTTTTCTCATTACGGGTTTAAGCTTGATGATGCGCAAAAATACGAGCTTGAACTTTATATGGCCAAAGACGCTAAAGGTATGCCAGCCGCTGAAACTATTGGTGCAGCCAAGCCACGACAAAATGGTAAATCGTTCGCCGCACGGCTCTACGGTATTTGGTGTGCGGCCATTTGTGGAATGGACGTTGTCTATTCAGCTCACAATGCAGATACCGTTGATGAGTTCTTTGATATGATCGTGAACCTTTTTACGGACGATGAGACGTATCCAGATTTAGCGGAGCTTCTTCTTAAGGCTTATAGACAACCTGGAAAACAGTATTTGCTCTTTGATTGCGGGCACTACAAAAGCGGTAAGCGAGCTATTGGCAAGCTTAAGTTCTCGACTCGAACTAGTTCAAAGGCTCGAGGTGGAACACGTTCGCTCATCATCATTGACGAGGCTCAAGAGCTTACAGACGCTCAGCTGAACGCAATTTTGCCAACAGTCTCTGCGTCTAAAGATGGCTCTCCTCAAGTCATATACATTGGAACGCCACCCGACCCAACCTGCAGAGGAACGGTATTCAAACGAATGCACGATACAGCTCATTCCGACAGTCCTGGCGAGGCTTGGTGGCTTGAATGGGCTGCAAAAGCTGTTCCGAGAGAGGGCACCAGCGATGAAGAAGCACTTGACCTTGCTTATGAGACTAATCCGGCCCTCGGCTCTCGCATTACGGAAAGAGCAGTACTCAATGAATGGCATCAGATGACAAAAGATGGATTTGCTCGTGAGCGTCTTGGTTGGTGGTCAACGCTCGATACTTCAGTTGAGTATATCGTCAATGCAAATGACTGGAATGAATGCATAACAGAAGAGCCTTATGACGATGGTCTTCTTGCTTTTGGCATTAAGTATTCCGTCGATGGCAAGAAAGTGGCAATTTCAGCGGCTTTAACCCAACCGGATAACCCAACGGCTTATGTTGAGCTCGTGGATATCGCAGACGCTTATGGTGCTGGTCAAAACCTCGCTCAATGGATCAAGGAACGTGAGAGCCGCATTGCATGCGTGGTTATTGATGGCCGCTCAGGTGCAACGCAGCTCGCTGAACGCTTGCAAGAGCTGCACTTTCCTAAGCGCGGCATTGTTCTTTGCGATACAAAGCAAGCTGTGGCAGCTGCTTCAAGATTTGTCGATGAAGTTGGAGCACACAGCATATGTCACGTCCCCTCTCCAGCACTGGACGAGTCTGTTACAGGCTCGTCCAGGCGTGCAATTGGAAATAACGGTGGCTTTGGATTTGGAGATTCTCCAAAAGCAACGTGTACCGCTGCTGAGTCTGCGGCACTTGCACTTTATGGCGTTAGGACCACTAAACGAAACCCAGCTAGAAAGCAGGTAGTCTGGTGACAATTGGAATTATTCCTGTTGCAATTGCAACAGCGGCTGGACTGAGAAAAGAAGATAGGCAGACAGTTTTAAATCTCTGTGCAGTTTACTCAAAGACCCTTGCGCGTAATCGTTTGCGTGACGGCTACTATCTCATGCATATAAAGCCTCAGCAGCTTGGTATTTCAGTGCCTGACGGATTAAGAAACTTGGAGCAGGCTATTTCATGGCCAGCAAAGGCTGTAGACGCTCTTGCTGACCGTTCTCAGTTCGATGGCTTTACTTGCACGGATGAGGATACTGCCAAGGAATTACAGGCTATTGTTCGTGAAAACGCCCTCAAGCGACGCTATCGTAAGGCTGTTAAAGGCCAGCTTAGAAATTCCTGTGCGTTTCTTACGGTTACTGCTGGAGATATTGACGCGGGAGAACCAGCGGTTATCATTTCTGCATATTCTGCAGTATCCGCTGCCGCTCTTTGGGATGAACGTTTACATCGCATCCAGGCTGGCATTGTTGTAGTTGATCGTGACAATCGACCGAATCACAGGGATGCTCCAACGTGGATTAATGTCTTTACCGATACCGACATTATTCGCATTCGTAGACCACTCGATTCGACTCGTTGGGTTGCTGAGTACATTCCGCATGGAATGGGCCGTTGCCTCATGGAGCCTTTGGTCTACGAGGCAACGCTTGACCGCCCCTTTGGTAAGTCACGCATCACCCGAGCCGTTATGGATCTGACCGATGATGCAATGCGCTCAAGCGTACGTGCTGAAGTTGCAGCAGAGTTTATGACAGCACCTCAAAAGTATCTTGTTGGTGCTGACCCAGATGCTCTCAACAAGCTCTCAAAATGGGATGCCTATATTGGTTCAATCTTTGCAGTCTCAAAAGACGCTGATGGCGATACTCCAACGTTCGGCCAGCTGCAACAGGGTTCAATGCAGCCGCATATTGACTACATGCGCTCACTTGCCGCTCGTTTTTCCGCTGAGACCAATGTTCCAATCTCAGAGCTCGGAATTGTATCTGATAACCCAAGTTCAGCAGAAGCAATCTACGCCGCAAAAGAGCCTTTGGTCGTTGATGCTCAAAACCTTAATGCCGATAACGGTGAAGCTCTTCGAGATATTGTTCTTATGGCGTTGGCAGTTAAGAGAAACATATCATTTGCTGAGGTGCTTACAACAGAGCCTAATATCACAGCTAAATGGCGCAATCCTGCAATGCCGTCAATTGTTTCCCAGGCTGATTCCATGCTCAAGATTGCTCAGGCTGTTCCATGGATTGTCAATTCAGAGATTCTTCTTGAGGAACTGGGCTTTACGGATGACCAAGTTCAAAGGCTTGAAAGTGACAGGGAAAGAGCGTCAGCACAAGAGCTTCTTAGGGCACGCTTTGCGGCTAAGGCTACAAAGACCCCAGCTGATAATCAAGACTTGCTGGACGGTGTAATTGATGAGGGTAAACAAGGATAGACTTACTCGATACAGAAAAGAGCTTGATTCAGCCGCAGACGATGCGGCTGAATTTATGTCTGACTATTATGATGCGCTCAAAACAGCTAATCCTAACTCTTCAGTAGCAGAGCTTCGCAACATGGCTATTAAGTCAATAAAACAAGCCCTCAACGCCTTTTCTCCTCAAGCGGGAGAGATTGCAGGAGAGCTGTTTGATGAGATAGTAAGAGCAGAGGGTATTAAGGCAAGGTTTCGTTATCATCAGACTATTGAACAGGGTTTAGTTGAGAAAAAAGTTCACTACCTTGCAAAAGACTTAGTTGACGGCAATAACCAGAAGTTTATTGACGCTTGTACTGCGCTTACTCGGTTCTATGTTAAGCGTGAAGCTAACATTAACATGCATAGAAGCGCACTTAGGTCAAAGATTTGGTGGGCGAGAGTTCCATCCGGTGCGGAAACCTGTGGTCTTTCAACACGTGGCTTTGATTACGAGTCCGAATTTAGCGCAGGCGGAGCTGGTCATAAGTTTCATCTTCGGTGCGACTGCATAATCGTTCCGGGTACAAAGAAGACAACTATCGAAGGATATGATCCTGATGAGATGTACGCCCGTTGGGTCGAGTGTGCTAACACAATTGGTCTTGAGCCTGTATGGGAAAACCGCTCCGCGATTGTTGCTGAATGCGAAAGAAGAGATTTCAAGTGGCTCAATAGCGGCGTTGGTACCGGAGTTGGGCGAAGTGAAAATTTTGGCGTAGACATTTCAGATTTAAATAACCGTCAATGGAAGAAGAAAAAAGAAAACCATGAGCAAGATGGCTATATTTCATTAAATTTAGACCATGGTTTTAAAGTAAGGGTTCTTTCAGAAAAACAAAATCGAAAGAATCTAGACATGATTATTGCGGGCGATTATTGGGAGTTAAAGACCATCAATGGAGGCGGTGGAGCAATTCCAAATCGAATTGATGACGGTGTTCTTAAGTGGCTAGATAGGCGATTGATTGAAGCGGTACCAAATTTAGGCACACCTAAGCTCGTTATTGATAATAGATTTTCAACATGCACCGACGAACACGCTATCAATGTTATTAAATATAAAATGAATCAGTACAGAGAATTGGGTTATGACAATACGATTTTAATAACATCTGATAATAAGTGTGTTTATATAATCCGAGATGGAGAGAAACTGAAAGTGTTGTAAAAAATGCACCTGCGAGAGCAGGTGCATTTTATTCACCAACAAACCCGACTCAGTCCAGCCGTTGGCTCGTCCTTTAATTGAATTATACCCAATTTCATTGATTTAAGCCACTGAAAAGTGGCTTTTTTCATATACGCAACCGTTGCGGAAAAGCGGTATCTACCTCGTAGCAAGGGTAATGCTACTCGTAAACGTCCGAGCGGACGGAACCTGTTGAAAGGAAAGAAATGGATTTGAAGGAACCTGTAACCACTCAAGAGCAGCTCGACAAGATCGTGAAAGACAGGCTTGAAAGAGAGCGTGAAAAAGTACGCTCTGAGTTCTCTGATTATGATGACTTGAAAGCCAAGGCTGAAAAGCTTGACGAACTCGAAAAGAGTGGCTCCGAGGAGCTGAAAAAGGCACTCGCTGAGGTTGACAACCTTAAAGGTGAACTGCAGACACGTGATGAGAACGCTAAATTGCAGCAGATGCGCAAGCAAGTCGCTAAAGCCACAGGGGTACCAGAGGACCTCATTCAGGGCGCAGATGAAGAGAGCATGAAGACGTTTGCAGAAGCCGTAGCGGCGTTCGCCAAAAAGCCTTCTGCTCCAATCATTCCAGAATCAGGTATTTCTACACAGGCTGGAGAAACTCCAGCACAAAAATTTGGTCAATTCATGGCCGAAACATTCAACTAATTGAAAGGATTTAAGTATGGCAACCGGTATTTTGACAACTTCTGCAACACTTCCAAAAGACCTCTCCGATGAGATCTTTGCAAACGTCCAAGACCAGTCTGCAATTATGCAGCTCGCAACTCCAATCGAGCTTCCTGGCCGCGGCATGACCATCCCAGTTGTAACTGGTGACCCAGAGGCTTCTTTTACCGCTGAGGGCGAAGAGGCAAAGGTGTCCAACACCTCTCTTGGTGTTAAGGAAATGAAGCCTTATAAGCTCACTGTTATTGAGCTCTTCTCCAATGAGTTCAAGGATAACTATGAGGCTATCTTTGCAGAGCTTCAGAATCGTCTTCCAGGCGCTATTGGTCGCAAGGTTGACGCTACCATTATGTATGGCACTGCTCCTGGCACTGGTTTTGACACCCTTGCAGATGCTGAGTCTGTAGACCTTTCTGTTAAGCCTTATGACGGCTTTGTTGATGCACTCGAGAAGGTCTCCAACGCTAACGGTGACCTTAACGGTTGGGTACTTTCTCCAAAGGCACGCACCCTGCTTCTTAAGGCTAAGGACAGCCAGCAGCGTCCACTCTTTATCACCAACCCAGCAGTTGAGGGTAAGGACGGCGGTTCTTCTGTTCTTGCTATCCCATCTCTCTTCTCTCGTGCAGCTTATCAGGCAAAGGTTGCCTCTAAGACACCAGAGCTTGTTGGCGTTGGTGGCGATTGGACTGGCGCTCGCTTTGGTCTTGTTAAGGACATTGCCATTTCTATGGCTGACCAGGCAACTATTAACGCTGTCGGAACTACTATGATCCTCTATCAGCGTGATATGTTTGCTCTTAAGTGCACCTTTATGTTTGGCTTTGTCGCTCGTGATAAAGCACAGTTTGTCCGCCTTGCAAACGGTACTGCCGCTTAATAGGAGGCTTATATGGCAGAGACAAGAAGCTTTGCCACAAAGGCCGACTATGAGAAACGTTATGGGTCTGGTGCTCCAGAGAGGGTTGAGGTGCTTTTGCAAGATGCCTCAGCCCTCTTGCGCTCTAATTTCATTGCATATCATCAAACGGCTTACAAAGAAGGCTTGAATCTTCGATTTGATGAAAATGCTTGCGCCGTTACTTGTGCGATTGTTGCTCGTGCTGTGAATGTTCCTGCTGGTTTTGAGGGTGCTTCTCAGTACAGTCAGCATGCCGGCCCTTATGAGTCGACATTGACTTTTGCAAATCCAACAGCTGATTTGTATGTAACGCGCTCTGAGCGCACTCGACTCGGCTTGAGTGGTATCAGAATTGGCTCAATTAAGCCAATGTTTAAGCAAGACCACGAGGTGAATGATGGCAGTAATTAGGGGCGTTCGGGTAGAAGTGGTTAGAGTAACTACTGTCCTAGACGATCATGGCAATGAGACCTCTGGAGTAGAGTCTTATGAGCTTGTTGACAATGTCTTACCAGCTCCAGTTGCGACATCTGATTTGTCTGCGACGCGCCCAAACGGAGACCGCATAGACATGGTCTTTCACTTTCCAAAGACTTATAAGCGAAGTCTAAGGGGAACTTTTATTGAGTTTGATGGCATGAGGTTTGCGGTCGTTGGTGACCCGCAACCCTATCTCGACAGTCTAACGCCGCTCGAATGGAATAGGGAAGTTGAGGCGGTGGTTGTCGATGGGTAATGACTTTGTCGTTACAGAGCTTAAACCTGATTTGGCTGGTATTCGTGAGGTGCTTCATACCGCTCCTGTAGCTGACATGTGTCGTGAGGCGGCTCAGATTTGCGCAGCAAAATGCAATTCTTTACTGCCAGAAAAATACCTCAAACATGGTGCTCGATTTGACGCCAAATGGGTTAATCGCGAGTACACCGTAGCTGGCCTCGTGTACTGCTCTGGATCAGAGAATGGTATATGGGCTGGACGTGCTAACGCCAAGCTCAATATTCTTAAGAAGGGATGTAGAGGATGAGCTATGACGTTCTTTCAGACCTTACTAAGTATATGAGTGAAAAGCTTAGCGTCCCTGCTTCGACACGAGTTCCCACCCGTGAACCAAAAGAGTTTATTACCGTTACGCGAACCGGAGGAAGCTCTACGATTGGCTGGGATACAGCTAATCTTGCAGTGCAATCTTGGAGTACAACGGACGCCTCTGCATATAAGCTTGCTTTGGCAATAAGACTTCTTTTGCTTGAGTGCTGGCAAGAGCTTGATAAGGTCATCAAGGTTGAAGTTCAAAGTATCTACGACTTTCCAGACCCGGATTCAAAGAAATATCGATATCAATTAGATGTGTATATCACTACACGTCTGTAAGGAGTAATCATGGCTGATGCTATTTACAATGCAAATTCCGTTGGAGCAGCAAAGGGCCGTCCTGGCGGATATGCCGCAGTTGTTGACCCAAGCGTTGACATTAAGACGCTTCTTGATGTCAAAAAGACCATCAAGGATCTGATGACCGCAAATCCTGGCAAGATTAAGTCACTTGGATATATTTCTGAGGATGGCGTTGAGTTTTCTGTTGATCTCTCTTCAGAGGATAAGAACGACTGGGGAGGAAATGCCATTAGTTCCTCAATCTCTAAGTACTCAGAGTCTGCAAAGGTGACATTCCTTGAGTCTGCTGAGACTATTTTGAAGGTCATTTATGGAGACGATAACGTCAAGGTTGAGACAGACGGTTCTATTACCGTTCGCCACAACCCACGCTTTACCGCACCTCGCATCTACATTTTTGACGCGGTCATTAATGAGACAACGGTTAAGCGCTCTCTTATCCCTGTTGGGCGCATTTTTGAGCGCGATACCGTAAAGCAGAACAGCTCTGACTTCCTTGGATATACCCCAACCATTAAGTGTATGCCAGCCGAGGTCTTTGACGGTGATACTTATCGTGATGTCTTCTACGACACCACAAAAGCGAGCGCGACTCCTGGCGTTGTACATTAATTAAGTTTTGAGAGGACTCAATATGGATATTTCCAACATGTCAGCGGAGCAGCTTCGAGAGCTCGCAGCGGAGAAAGAAAATTCACGTGCAAAGTTGGAGCACGATTATCTTGACTTTGTACAGGATAAGCCTAAGCACGCTCCATATGAGCGCGTAATTGAATTCGAGGGTGAAGAGTATGTCGTTGATATGCGTCGTACTAAGTCTCGTGAGTTTATGCGTCGCATGGCTCGTGTTAGTGATGCAGAGCAAAATAGCCCAGAAGCACTTTCTCCTGTACTTGCTCTCTACGACTATCTTTTTGGTGGCGATTGTGACAATCATGTTGTGGAAATTGTAACCGCCAAGCTCGGATATGACGACGCTGAAGAGATCATGCGCATTGAGTCTGCTCTTCTGGAAAAACTTGACGCAAAAAACTAATTCCGCTTGCTCCGATTCTGTGTGATGACACAAAAAGGGGCAAGCTGGAAGCAGACTTTCAGCAGTATTACCAAGTAAATCTACAGACGCTCATCGACTCTTGTGAGTTTGAGCGTCTGTTTTATTTGATGATAAACCTCCCTCATGGCTCAAGAACAGTGTGCAATGTTGACCCCAGAAATGATTGGTCCAATAGCGACTATTTGCTTGCACTGGCGGTTGATAACCTTTCGTATCTTCGATACGAACAAGCAGGAGGTAAAGGCAGAAAGCCTGACGCCGTCAAGCGTCCAGAACTGAAACAAGAACAAAGTAAAAAGAAGCTTCTTAACGTTTCACAGGACCGCGTTGAGGAGCTTCTTTTTAGAGAACGCTAGGAGGTGAATAGTGGCTGGAACAGTAGTAAGAGGTTCCGTCCTTCTTACTCCTAAATTCGACAATCTTGGTGCTAATGTAAAGCGAGCACTGGGGAGTGGATATAAATCAGCGGTGTCTGTCCACACAAACGCTGGACGACAGGCCGCTCAAAACTACGCAAGCGGCTTTGGCGGCGCAACCGGCGCCATTATGGGAATTGTATCAAGCGTTACATCCCGTGCGTTAGATGCGATTTCTGGCTCAATTGCCTCTGCGGTCAACCGCGTCGACACGATTGCGAACTTCCCTAAGATTATGCAGTCTGTTGGCTATTCTGCAGACGAAGCTCGTGCGACTATTGAACGGCTTTCAACTGGTATTGACGGTCTTCCAACGTCACTTGATGCCATTGTTGGCTCAGTGCAGAAGATTGCACCTGTGTCTGGTTCACTTGCCACAGCGACAGATGTTGCTCTGGCATTTAATAACGCACTTTTGGCTGGCGGCAAGAGCCAAGAGATAATGAATTCTGCTTTTGAGCAGTATTCTCAGATGCTTTCAACTGGCAGAGTTGACATGCAGTCGTGGAAGATTCTTGCGCAAGCCATGCCAGGCCAGCTGAATCAGATTGCTAAAGCTCTACTCGGTGCTAATGCAAACCAAGCAGATCTTTATAAGGCAATGCAAAGCGGTGCAATTACATTTGACCAATTCAACAATGCAATTGTAAGTCTCAATAATGAGGGTCTTCCTGGCTATGCGTCATTTGCGGAGCAGGCACGTATCTCAACGGAGTCAATTGGTACCGCTTGGACCAATGTCCAGAACCGTATTAATAAAGCTGTTGCTAAGATTATTGATCATATTGGACAAGCCAATATTGCAGGTGCAATCAACGATTTTTCTAGCAGTTTTTCTGGTATAGCCGATACAGTTATCACATATCTTGACCCCGTTATTTCCACTGTTGGTTCTTTTATGGACCAGCTTCAAAATAACGGAGCAATCACGTCATTTGGTGATGCTTTAAATGCGCTAAAAGACGTATTCGATAGTACTATCGGGCTTATTGGCGACCTCATAACAACGTTTACTGGTTTAGATAGCTCAGAGGATGCTTCACGTAGTGCAGCAGATTTACTTAAGGCAGCTGTTGATGGCGTTAAATCTGTCATAGAGCTTGCTCGTGACGCCGTCCAAAGCTTGAGAGACAACCTCACAGTTGTTGCACCCGTCATTGTTGCCGTAGCAACCGCCCTGATTGCTTACGAAACAATCAAAGCCGTACGTTCAATAGCAGATGACTTTGGACTTCTAAAAAGCGCTGCTTCTTTGGCCTTTGATGCTATCAAGGGTGGAGAAGGCGTCCTATCAACGCTTTCTGTTTTTGGTGAGCTTGTTGGTGAGGGTGGGGCACTTGCGAGTGTCTTCGGAACGATTTCAACGGCCATTAGTGGCGTTGGAACAAGCCTTCTAGCCATCGTAGGATCTATCCCTGTTATTGGCTGGATTGCAGTTGCGGTAGTTGCTCTTGGGGCTGTTTTTACATGGCTCTGGAATACGAACGAAGATTTTAGAAATGCTGTAATTGGTATTTGGGATTCTATTTGCTCGGCAATTAGTGGTGCAGTAGATTCCATAGTTGGTTTCTTTACAACAACATTGCCAACAGCTTTCACTCAATTCGTCCAATTTGTTCAAGGGATTCCCGCAGCGGTAGGGCAATTCATCCAAGAGCTACCATCAATGGTTCTTTACGCGCTTACTTTTGCAGTTGTATTTCTGTTTGGACTGGGTGCTCAACTTGCTCAGCTGGCGGTACAGATTGGCTCTGAATTTGTTCAAAACGTTGTCAACTTCTTTACTGTTGACCTACCAAGTGCATTTGCTCAGTTCGTCTTATTTGTATCGACGATTCCAGAACAAGTTCAAACTGCCCTTGCAACGCTTTTGGCAAATATTGCTCTCTGGGCAATTGACATGGCAGCAAAAGCATCAGAGGCCGCCGACGGATTTCTCCGTGGGGTTACAGATGGCCTAAATGCAGCAGTTGATTTTGTGAAGAGCATTCCAGATAAGATTAAAAGTTTCTTTTCTAATGCGGGCGATTGGCTTGTTAATTCTGGTAAAGCGCTCTTAGATGGCTTCGCCAAAGGCATCAGAAATGCTGTAAATGCAGTAACAAGCGCAGCATCAGACGCGCTCGGTGCGGTGCGTAAGCTATTCCCATTCTCACCTGCAAAGAAAGGACCATTCTCAGGTCATGGCTACACGACGTATTCTGGCCGTGCTCTTATGAGAGACTTCGCAAGGGGGATTAAGGGAAGTTCCGCACTTGCTGAAACAGAGGCAATGAGTGCTCTGTCAAGCGTACATGACGTCTTTAGTAATGCTCGTCCTCTGAGCTTCTCAGCGGTTGCCGACGCTAATGCAAACGGTATTTATCGTGCCGCTTTTGAACTTGATTCAAGGCAGCAACGCGCAAATGCAACCACGCTTGCAGATATCTACGACTTCATGCGTAACGGTGAGCTCGGACAGGTTATTGATGAGAACTCTAACAATATTGGAGACCGTGATTTCGCTCGAGCGGTTCAGAAGGCGGTGAGGACGAATGCGTAAGCTCAAATACGTTTCTTCCCGCGGTAATAGCTTTGAGCTTGATGTGCCAGAAGCCTCAATTGGTACTGGCACATCTCTTAGAGGTTACAAGCCTGGATACACGCTAGGAGCGCGTTCTATTTCTGGCATTTCCTCTAATGCTCAAGAAGTCACGTTAGATCTCTTCATTGAGGGCTCTGAACTTGCAGAGTCAATGGCCAAGGAATTTGAATTTGATTTCAATAATCAAAAGCCAGGAGCACTCGTCTATAACAATGAGTGGTCACAAGATGTATATGTGTCTAAGAGCGAGGTTCAATCGGTCTTTCATGATCAGGCAACAGTTGCTCTTACAGTTATTTTGTTAGAAGGGTCATGGCACAAAAGCCACATTAAAAGCTTTAATGTGACTCACGATGATGTACAGAGTGATTGGCTTAATTTACCAACCAATGCTCCATACAACCTCGGTATTACGAGACCACCAAACCAACTTGAAGTTCGCTCATCCTCAGAATGTCCAGTAAAGTTCACCATTTACGGTACAGCTCTCCAGCCACGAATTGTGATTGGTAATAACACTTACTCATTTTTAGTGACGGTCCCAAGTGGAGGTCGTCTTGTTGTAGATGGCACTCGCACTCGCAAGACAATCACACTTGTTACTGAACTTGGGGACGTGTCAGACCGATTCGATGTTGGTAGCCGTGGCAGCGGAAAGGGCAGTGGCAACTATTGCTTTGAACCACTGAAACAAGGCTTTCAGAGCGTCTCATGGGACGGCACATTTGGCTTTGATATTGAATGGTGGGAAACAAGAGGAGGTCTTCCATGGACATCTTAACGGTGTCAAAGGCTGACGGTGAAGATATTGCCGGCACAGAGGACTATGTGCTCGACCTTTCTTTTGGAGATACGGGGAATACTTTTGAAGTATTTGCCCCGTCGATTCCAATCAAAGATGGGTATCTAGTATCTATCGATGGCACAGAATATGGTGGCATCATCGACACAGCTTCAGACTCACTTGACGGAGGTGTGTCTACGACTACATGGAGCGGGCGTACCTGGCACGGTATGCTCGCTTCAAAAATTTTGGTCCCGAGTACTGATTACATCAATATCTCAGATAAGGCTCAAACGGCTATCGAGAGCATTGTTACTGCAGCAGATCTTGCAACAGTGTTTGAGGCTAAGACGGGACAGTCTGAGTCAATTATTAAGTGTCAGCTACCTCGTTTTTGCGACGCTTACACAGCATTAAGGCACATTGCAAATGCTGCGGGCTCACGACTTAGAATTCAACGCGCTGATGGTAAGACACTTATTTGGCTAGAGCCTCTCACGGATAACAGACTTGATTCTGACGCCCTGGATTACAAGTCTAAGACGTCATATCATCCTGTAAATCACTTAATCTGCGCTGGTAAAGGTGAGCTTGCAAGTCGTACAGTTATTCACCTCTACGCAGACCGTGCAGGCCGCATTTCAAAGACGCAAAGTTTGTTTGGCCAAGATGCAGTGGAAATGCTCTATGACTACAACAATATCGAGGATGCGGAGCTTGAAAAAGAGGGAACAAAGAAGCTCAAAGAGCTTCAAGCTCAGTCTTCTGTAGACGTTACAGTCCATGACGGTTTGAATCTATACATTGATGATGTTGTTGTAGCCGAAAATCAAGACACAGGAAGACGGACTCAAGCGACTATTGGCAAGAAGATAGTAAAAGTCGCAAGTGGAGTAATGAGTGTAAGCTATGAAGTGACTTCACCAAACCAAACTCGAGGCTCACATGGCGTTTCATTTGAGTCTTCTGGAGCGTCTCAAGGTGCTGGAACTACATATGTAGCCGGCACTGGCATTCGGATTGTCGGCAATCGAATATCAGCGGTTATGTCGGATGAGAAGGTTGCTGATATTGAGACTCATATTGCAGCTGCACAGTCTGCTGCAATTGCAGCTCAAGGTCAGGCACATGAGGCAAAAGATATTGGTAACAATGCGTTAGTTTCAGCAAATTCAAGCGTCAAGAATGTATCCTCAACAGGGCCGCTTGCAGTTTCCCAGACGGGCTCCAACGTCACTTTAAGCCTTCAAAGTTCTGGTGCAGAGGCTGGTTCATACGGTCTTTCAGAATCAATTGTGGCTGGGAATAATGCCAATTTTGCGATTCCGCGTCTTACGGTTGACGAATTCGGACGTATTACTTCAATCGCTCAATCAATGGTGACCCTTCAAATTAGTGGGGGAGCCAACCAAGGCGGAGGCTTTCTTGCAGCTCATCCAATCGGTTCAATCTATGAAACAACTAAATCATTTAATCCATCGAGCCTCGGCGGTACATGGAAACGCCTGCCGTCACTTGACGGTTTTAAGTGGGAAAGGACGGCGTAATGGCTAAAGAACAAGGCTCCAGATATATATGTGACAGATGTGGTAAGTCTGAGTTTGTTACTCCAAGCAATACATACTCGCTCGCTCAATGGCATGACATTAAGCGTCAGTCACAGCGAGGAGAGGAGAATCGCACTTATTGCGAGAGTTGCTACAAAGCATATCTCGAGCTTCTTGCAAAGCATGATGCTTCATTCAAAGAGTTTGAAAGCAAGGTGAATTAATATGGCGGTTACATGCGTCGATGGACAGGGTCAAGCACCTCACATTACCGGTGCGGATAAAGGACGTTTGCACGCTGGTATTTTTGGCGAGAAAAGTGTAGTTCTTGCGGTTGGTAAGCGTCTGGCGGCTACGCAAGAGAGTGCAAATCGAGTCACTATTGCAACCGGGGATGCCTCTCTTCATGGCAGACAAGTAAGCGTGACTGCTCCGGAGCAGGTCACAATTACGTCTGGAACACAAGGACAGAATCGTAACGACTTTATCTGCCTTAAATATGAGCGTAACGCGCAGGGAATTGAGTCGGCAAAGCTTGAGGTTCTACGTGGTGTACCTACATCTGGTAAAGCCGAGGACCCATTAGTACCAGCGGGTAACGTCTTAAATGGCGACGCTCAAGACTACTTCCCGCTCTATCGTGTAAAGCTTAATGGCGTTGTCGCATCTAAGCCAGAGCAGCTCTTTATGTTTGCGAATACGCTCTATCAAGATGATAACGGCGATTTTGAGACGGTGATTTTGCAAGATCAGGGAAGTTATAAGAATTATTGGCATATTTACCGCACAGGTGATTCTGTAACTATCAAGGTAAGAGGCTGGCTTGCTAACAACGTCGCTTATGACGCAGTTAGATGCCCCTTCACCATTCCTGAAGGAGCAAGACCGCCTCTAGTAGATCATGAAAAGTACGGTTCAGTCTCTGACAGTACAGAATCTATTGTGTATAGCTCAGGTTTCTGCCCTGGTCACGCTGACGTGATTACGGCCATTTCCGCCCGTCCAGATGGAAACATCTATTTGCAAGATATGGGCGGCACTGTCTCTAACGCCTGGCGACAGGGATCTCTTACTTATACAGTGAGGCATTAAGGAGGCAGCATGAACATTACAGCTGAGATGGTGTCCTTCTTTATCTCAATTGCTGGTGCGTTCCTGGGTGGTCTTATTGCTATCTCAAACTGGCAACGTGCTAGTCGAGAGGACAAAGAGAAAGAAGACGCTTGGAAGGGTAGCATAACCAACACCCTCACACGCTTAGAGACACGCCAACAAGTCATGAATGAGCAGCTGAGTAAGTATCAGCAATCGCTTTCTGATTTAACTGCCACACTGACCCAGCATACAGCTGAGCTTTCCGTCGTTGGCATTGTGGCCCGGAGGGCGGACGAAGTCTCAAAAAAAGCAGCAACCGACCTTGCAGAGGTCAAAACCGACGTAAGAAATCTAGACTCGCGCATCACTAGACTTGAGAAATAAGGAGATTAGAAATGATTAACTGGAAAGTACGTCTTTATAACCCCAGTTGGTGGCTTGGAATGATTGGAATCGTCATGAGTCCTGTCCTGGCTTACCTTGGCCTGGCATACTCTGACCTCACAACTTGGAGCAGCCTTGCTGATGTGTCCGTGAAGTTCATTAGCAATCCCTATTTGATTGGCACAGTCATTGTGGCGATGCTTGGTGCTATCGGTGTCACAGTTGACCCAACTACAAAAGGAATTAGCGATAGCGATCGTGCGATGACATACACAAAGCCAAGTGTGAGCCCTTTAGACGAGGAGGTACACTAATGGCTGATTTCTCGGGCGAGATTACTGCGGATATCTGGGCACCTACAACTTCATACGCTTCAGGACGCGGTGGTCATAAGGTTGAGTACATTGCTGTCCATCATGAGGCTTCTGTTGGCTCTTCGCCTTATAGCATCGCGGCAATATGGTCAGCTAATGGTGAAGTCAGTGCACATTATTCAGTAGATAATGAGGGAGCAATCGCGCAGCACGTCTACGAGAGTGACACGGCTTATGCCGTTGGTCGCTGGGAAGAAAACCAGCGCAGTATCTCTATCGAGCACGCTAACGACCATGCGAACCCTTGGACGGTATCAGAGACCACGCAGGAAAGCGGCGCACATCTTGTGGCTGCTCTCTTGATCAAGTACGGACTTGGTTATCCGCGTTGGGGTGGCAACGTCCGACCACACAAACAGATTGTGGCGACCGCTTGTCCTGGCGAGCTAGCCGGCTCTCAGAACGCTCACTATATGGAGCGTGTATGTTACTGGTATGAAGTTATGACTGGTGCGCGCTCAAGCTCTGAGATTGGCTGGCATACTGACGGTAAGGGTAGTTGGTGGTATCAGACAGGCGAGTCATCAAGCGAGTATGCCGTCGGCTGGTATCGTGTAGGTATGAAGTGGTACTACTTCAACGAGTCTGGCTGGATGCTCACGGGCTGGGTTCATGCTAGCTGGGACGGCTCGGAGAAATGCTGGTGGCACTTCGACGATAGTGGCGCACTTGAAGCTGATAAGTGGCTCACATACAACGACAGCTGGTATTTGCTAGGCTCTGACGGGCGCATGGCGACTGGCTGGCAGGAGCGTGACGGCAAGCGTTATTACCTTGACGAGACAGGCCGCATGATTACTGGCTGGCTTAAGCTAGATAATGACTGGTATTATCTACGCTCCGATGGCTCACGAGTTGAAGATTGCCTTTACGAAGTCGGAGCAGACAATATTTGTGCCTTCGATAGGGAAGGAAAGCTTCTCACAGGCGACATCACAGTCACAACCAATGACGATGGATACATCGCTGGAATTAAGTAATATTTACCCCTCTCGTTTTGACGAGAGGGGCTTTTTTCATGGATAAATACTCCACTTTGATTTTTGCGTGCCTTAAAACGCCTTACAACAAGCCGTTTAACTGGGAATTTGTAACGCTAAATTTAACCGCTTTTCTCTATTGATTGTTTCAATACGGTTAATAACAACGTTTCCCCTTCAATTCTCTTCTTTTGAATATCTCGAGGTAAATTGCCTATCTAAATAGTTAAAACTTTTATTCG